TGAAACATTTATTCTTGACAATGAAGATGTTGCAGGTTCTCCTGTCTTATCTCCAAAAAGAATTGTTCCTTCTCCTGCAAAAGTTACAACTGGATTAATTCCAGCATCGTAAAGAATATCCTGTTCAATTGGAGAAACTGCTCTCTTTAGGCGAAGAACATTGAGAATTCTTCCTCTTCTAGCACCAGCTGGAGAGAACCATGGATAATAATCTCTATCTGTGCGAACTATACACCCAGCAACATCTGGAGCAAGCAAAGTTTCAATTGTGTACAACCCTGTAGTGTCTAAATGTAATTTTTCACCATATACTGTAATGTAATCTTTACTTCCTACTCCAGATGGTTTTGTTGGAGCTGTTGAAAACCCAGCTGCGGAAGAAGTCATGCCAAGAACACCAATTGCTGGTTGATCTGTGCTACTCTTAAAATCAATTACAGTTGTCACTGCTGTGGGATAATTTCCTCCTACTCCTCCTTGAAACATAACATCAAATCCTATATTATAGAATGCACTAACTCCTGCCAATCCAGTTCCAAATCCAACATAGCACGCTGATCCGTACTGGAGGAAGTTATTTATTGCCCACCATTCTGCGGAAAATCCCCCACATATGCCAGTTCCACCATATAATCCATTCAGATAAGTCGAAGCGCAAAATCCAGGAGTATAAAATGTGATTCCTGATGATGCTGAAGGTCCACCGTCTGTCTTGATGATAAAATCAGTTAACCGACCATACCAGTCAGAAATATCAGATACTAGATAATATCCTAGATCTCTTTCATTTGTGTTTCCTGCTAGAGATTTCATACTTAGTGTTGGATTATATACAGCACCAATAGTTGTGGAAAACCCCTCGGTGATTGGAACCACCATAGATTCGTCATTTATTCTAAAACTTATATTTGGTCTTGGCATTTTCGCTCTCCTTGTTTTAAGTTGCTATTTATATGTAGTTAAATTCTACTTTTAATATTTCAAATGCCCTAAACTATTTTTTATACGAATCCCATGGAAAGTTATAATTTTTTTTATCTGTTATAAGCCAATTTTCCGAAGACATACCCCATTTTTTGTCTTCTGCCTCATCTTCAAAATCTTCAATTCCGTCAAGAAAATAACCAAAAGGTAGCATATCTTCTTCAATTTTCTCAATATCTTGCTGATACATCGCAAGTCTAACATCCATATCGGTCAAATTCTTGAAATACTGTTGACGAGTCGCCCATGAAAATAAAACTAGGCACATCACTAAGTCGTCATTGTGTCCTTCATCTGCTCCAAAACTTTGTTTTTTGGAGATAAATGTTGTGAATTCTGAGATAATGTCGGCATCTTCAACAATGAGTTTATCTTCTTCAATCATGTTCTTTAGTACCTGACATCCAACCTTTTTAGTCAATACTGAAGTTTTAACACCCATCTGTATCTTTTTTCCAGGACCAAATCCTTCTGTAATAATTTGACCCTTTCTACCCATCATGGTAGTTTTAACTATATTTTCATATTCTAGATCGGTGTGTAATATGTTGGCGACTTCCGTGCCTATGCTATTAATCTCAACTAAAACATATGCATTATTATACTTCTTGGCAACCGTTCTAAGAACTGAAGCGAATAGAAGAGGTGATACTGTATTGTTTTTATAGGTGGCAATCACTCTGTATGGAAATTGAGTTACATCTATTACGGTCATAGCGGTATAGTCTTTGCCTTGACCTTCCGCGACATCGGCAGTTATAAAATAAAGATGATCCTGAGATTTTTCCACATCGGGGTCTTTTCTCTGTGGTTCCTGATATACACACATTCCATCTTTGGTTCTTAAAATTGGTTTGTTATACACCAAAGTGTGTAATTTAGCAGATGATATCAAAGTATTGGAACTGCCCAAGAAGTCGCACTCAAACTCCTGCTCGAACTGCTTCTCAGAAGTCTTGATTATCATATCCTCTTTCCACTTATCATCTCTGAGTGGACCACCTGGATATTTTGGAACCTGACTCCAGTGAACTTCAAATGGCACATAACCATTTTGATTGTTTATAGCACCCTTCCAGTAATAATAAAACATATTAAGACCGTTTGGGGTTGAGATGATAAACATCTTGGTAGATTGACCAGAAGTAATGGTTGGATATACTGAGGTGAAGAACTCTTCAGCAATTTGGGTAGGGATGTGGGCAAATTCGTCGAGCAAGATGCAGTTGAACGATCCTCCACGAATAGCAGACGAAGAGGTGGCACTTGCTAGAATCTTTGATCCGTTTTCCAGAACAATAGAACCCTTATTCCATTCAATTACGCCTTGCTGCAACCATTTAGGCAAATATTCATATGCCATCTTAATTCTGCCTAAAATTTCAATAGCAGTAGATTGTTTGTTTGCAAGAATTGCAACATTCATATTTTGATTGAATAGAACATAATGTAAAAGGTAAGCACCTACGGTAGTAGTCTTACCTACCTGACGAGGCAACTTTCCTATTACGAATCTATTATGATGTAGTATATCAATAAGGTCTTTCTGAAAGTTATACATTTCAAAAGGAACAAGACCTTTATCTACTGCTACAATCTTTACATATTTTTCTACAAAGTAGGCAGGTTCTGCTGCACATTTAATATATTCTTTTACCTGATTTGGTGTAAATTGTTGTTGTACACCTACGGGTTTTAAATTTGGATTACCAAGATAACCATCTTTTTTAACTGTCATATTCCACTTCTTCTGTTGGTATCGCCTTCAATTGACTACGAGACTGATTAATAATATTTTGAAGATCGCGAGTAGACCCAACAAATATTGAATTATTTGTGGTGTTCTTTACAACTGTAGTTGCGCGTAATGCTTCCGCAGTAGTTTTGTGAATACCCATTAGATCGGTGTTAATCTCACTGACAGTTTTCATGAGAATAGAGGCGACCTCGTATGCTCTAGGAGAATCGCCCGCCTCTGCTACTCTCATAACTCCATCTAAAGCTTCAAATCCACGATTTATGAGTTCTTTCATATTTTTACGAGCAGAATCATAATCCTGTCGCACTTGGTCTTTTCGTTTTATCTTTACTTCTTTTATGAAGATTTCAGATTGAATTATAGTCTTTGGTTCTTCCTTGGGCAAAATCTCTATGTCCAGAACCTCAGATAACTTTTCTTCTGCTGTTAGTTTTTCGTCACTCATGGCCAATCTCCAGGCACAGCAGTACTTGAACCTGTAATATAATCACCAGTATATCCAACATCACCCCAGTACTCACTTCCAGCAACTTCTTCACCGTCATACATGTTTATATCCGTTCTCAAGATCAGTCCACCAGTTCCACCACAAATATTTGGATAGATGTAAGTTTTTGCTGAAAAATCAAATGAACTTATAAGAGCTCGTCTTGTATCAAAAGTTCCTTCAAAATTTTCATCTATATTTACATTATTCAATACGAATGGAATATCAACGGTTTGATTCAAATCGTTCATCTTTACAGTTACTGTGTAGTCTGGAGCAAAATATGGAACTATTTGTTCAATAACTTGTAACATATCATCCATGTTTCTGGTAAAAACATAGAGAGCAAAATTTATAATATAAGGAACTTCAGCATATGCTTTCAACACACTTCCATCAACAAGATTTGTTCGTTGTAAAGTTCTATTTAATTTTCTACTTGGATCATAAATCAATGTTGTAATTTCAAATCCCATTTTTGGAAGAACAATTTCAACTCTACTATTCTTTGACAGACTGCTCTCTTGCGACAGTCTCCAGAAGAATTTTTCTTTGCTTCCATAACTCAAAGGAACTCGTATTTTTTCTTTTTCCGTACCATCTACATTATAACGAGTAATATACACAGATTCAAATATAGAACCAAAGGTTAAAACTACCTTTCTAATGGATTCGTTATAATATGATTGACCTACAGTCCACATTATGAGCATTCCTCTGAGAATGGATTATCTCTGCTAAAATTAAGTTCGTTGTCTGCTGCTTCTGCGTAGATATCATTTTCAATCTCATTAACTCCAGCAATTGGGTCAACTGAAAGATTCACATTTGTTGTATTGTAATTCAGTAGGTAATATTCTGTTCCTGTAGTTGTATTCTTGACAGATTGTATACCACTTGGACCTGTTGCGAATATTCCACTTATACCTTTCATATACGCATATGCTCCCGTAATTTCAACAAGTGTCGCTTCCGCTGTAGCATTAGAGTATGTGACTCCAGCACCAGTTACTCCATAAACTTGATAAACAGTATCTCCTCGTTTAAATACTATAGATCCCGTAATTGGAGCTCCTGAAATTTGGAATTCGTACATATTGTATTTTCTCTTTTCTTCTACTTCATCTACAGTCGCAATACCAGTGTTTATTGTTTCATAAGAATAAGTGAAGAGTTCGCATGTGAGTGTATAGGTTGTCAGAATTCCAAATTGGAAGAATGGCATTTTATCTTCAACATAATTTATTTCAAACAAACTTTTATTGAATGGAAAATAGATTAAATCGCCTTCGCGTGGATGTGTGATGGTGGAATCTCTAGCAACCACTTCTTCATCAAATCTTCTTTTTGCTACTTGTAGAGTTACTTTATCCGTAATGTTGATACCAAATTTATTGATGATGTTCATCTGTCCACCGAAAGATGTAACAGACTGAATGTACATTTCAATTATATAAGAGTCCTTAAATTGCGATAGCACATCCTCTCCAAAGATAACATCTTTATTGACATATTCTCTAGGTATATAAACCATATCTCTGCCCGTAGCCTTGATGGTTTCAACCGTCAAGTCAATGAGTAGATCTTGTTCTCCGATATATTCGTTGAAATATGGATTTGTTGCCATTTTTTATCCAATCATGAAATCTATCGGTAGTTCGTATGATCTTTCAAACTCTTGTTCTATCGCAACAATCTCTGCCATGGCATCCTGATATATCTGTTGTCCCTTGAAAGTAATGCCACCTGGAAGTTGAACACCATCATACTTCAACATGTTTGCACCCCACTGCTTCTTAATCAAAGCAATGACATACTTTTTCACCATACGATCATCATAAATTTTAGTATACACATCTGGATCTAGTTCTGCATATGCTTCAATTATTAAATATCCACCAGCGTCTATATCTTGACTGAAAGCATCCACATAAATTTTATCTGTTACTTTATTAAATCTTAATGACTTCTCTGGACTAAAAAATTGTTCAAGAAGACTGATATAAGACATAGTCGCTTGATACCCAGCAAGAGGAGTTGATGAACTTCCGTTTAACCCACGATTGATTCCAAAGTAATCCGTCAATGCCAGTTGGTATCTGACATCAAACATATTAACACCAGAAAGAGTGCCGAATCTGAATATCTTAACAACAGACACAATATCAGTGCCATCGGGTCCATTGGGATCGCTAGCTGGATTTTGAATATCCGAAACATTTATAAACCCGCGATCCAGATCCGTCTGAGTGACTTGATACTTGAAAAACATTTTTATAACACCATCATAGTGTCTGGTGGTAAAATATTGCAATGCTTCATCAAGACGATCCTCGCATTGTTGCTGATCTACATTTATTTGGATTACGGGATGTCCGAGAGCACGAAGAGCATGTTCTATAAGCGTTTCTCTTGAATTTGGTGCGTTTACTGAAGCCATTAAAACACTCTCCTTACTTTATTTATAAGGAGAGTATTTTTGTTTATTTTAGAACTTCTGGTGGTTGTATAGGCACTTCGTGCGTAGTTACTTTTATGTGTTCTATATCTTTATATGGCAACTGTTCAATGTAATATCTTCTTGTTATTGGGGATGCAGATTCATCTGGTTTTGCTTTTTCATAATTTGTAAATCCAGGCATCTGTAATGGGCAGTTTAACTTTGGATAATCCAGTTTACTGTATTCTGGATCATCTGGAGTCAACCATGTACCTTTACGATCACCACATCCGCATCCACCACAGAAAAACTTACCGTCTGTTGTACTTTTCTTTAGATGTTCACATTGTGGTAATACCCCACCCTGACCCTGATTGCCAAAGCAACTTAAGACCCGAAGTTGTTTGATTGGTTTTGTAACTTTTTCGTTGTTCATTCCGCGAGAAGTAATTGCCATGGCAAAACTCTGCATCATGGTCAATTTTTGTTTTAATCCCCCCTGAGGAATTGCTTGTTCTGAACGGAAAACGATATCCGCAGGTGCTGCTGCGCGAGCGGGTTCTTGGGGTGGTTGTTCCCCACCATTATTCTTGTTTTTACAATTACATCCCATGATAAAAAATCCTTATTGTAATACGATTCTTCTAAAAAATAAAGCACTCTCTGTATTTGTTTTTTCTATAAGTAAAGTTTTATAATTTACACTATAATTGATACTCATACCCACTCCATACACAAATCCTTTTCCAGATATCTTTGATTTCTGTGTGGTCTTGTTTAAGTATTTAGTATTGAATATGGAAGACGACATTACATTTCCAGATATATTTTTAGTATTTCTATAAAGATATGCATTGTAGAAATACAATTCATATATTGATGGTAGATAATAATCAATAAATCCTCCCCTATCAGCGTATCTAATTGTATTGGTCAGAGCATTATTAATTCCATTGAATACTCCATCTCCATAAGTATTGTAATATCCATCCCACAGTGAAGTGGTATAGTCTACATCAATTTCATTTGCTGTTATAAATGGTACAGAATATTTAGTTTCATTTACAATCAATGCCCACTGTGAAGCAGTACCTCCGACAGAATCGGCATACATGTTTGTCAATGTTGGATTTGCAAAACTTAAATTTCCATATAATTC